AGATGCACCACCTTCCCCTAAGAAATTAACATCAAATTTCTCTGGATTTCTTACTGCTTCTTTGCAATCTTTAATAAATTCTTCAGTAGCTGTGAACTGATATTTACCCTGAGGTTTAGCAAACTCAAGTACAGCATTCTCTTCAGCAGCTTTCACGAGAATGTTTAATCTAATCTTACCCTCGTTCCATTTATTTTGTTTATCAATTTCACCATAATTTCCATAAGCCATTGCACCCATAGGATCGACCTCAGTTACTATAGTATATTTAGAATTGTTTCCAATACCTGGGTGGTAACAAACCAGATTCTGTATCTGTTCTATCCTTCAAAGTTAGAACGATGTCACCAACAAAACTAATTCGTCTATGTTCTCTGGGTTCAGGAGTAGTATAATGTGCGAGATGACCAGGGAATATAACCAAATGTTCGGCTTTAGGTGTGATAGCATACCCATCACCATTGTTGTATCTATTCTCTGTGATAAGTTTGAATGCATCTCCAAACCACTCGTTAGGGTTTCTTTTATGTAGTATTAAAGGATCCCCTGGAGTTTGCAGGTAATAAACAAAGCTGATGTGAGAACAACTATGATGATGACACGGAAAATGTTGTCCAGGATCGCAAATAGTGAACCAAGATTTGACAAAGTTAACCTCGAATGTAGATTTATCAATTGCGAAGTGCTCTAGGTATTCAACGACACACTTCTTCACGGCTTTAAAAAATGGTTCCAGTCTTCTATCATGATGTACTAGAACCTTACCGTTTAATTCCCCTGTTATTCTACCAGTTGTATTATCAAACTTCTGATCTTCAAATCCCTTGTATAAAAGGGATAGAAATCCTGGTACTTTCTTCTCATATATTATTACAGGGAATGCCTGATGAAACTTAGAGGTCTCCGTCTGCACGATTCTCAGAAGAATTTATATTAAACTTACCACCTGGGTATCTACTCTCTAACTTCTTCACGTTTCTTTCAACTACCTCATCAAAAGATACGTCCAAAGCCATACAAGCTTGTGCCACATACCACATAACATCACCCAACTCAATAATAAGATGCTCTCTGTTAGCGTCGTCCCAAGGCTTACCCTGGAATACCATTTTCTTAATGATCTCAAGGAACTCGCCGCCTTCAGCGTTAATCCCAACGCCACTAGTAAGAAGACGTTCAATATTGGCACCCTTTCCGTCAAGCTCAACCAAACGGTCAGCAAGATAGACAAAATCTTTACTGGAATCGGATGTGACACCATCCACGAAATGAACGTATCTATCAAAATCTACTGTCATAACAATCTGAAATAACAAATGTATGTATCATACTTTAAGGCTCGCAAACTTCTTGGATAAATCTTCCTTAACAGTTTCAACCTCATCTTGACCTGAATCAGAGAGGTTCTCTTGAGCCGACTGTTCTACATCATACAGCCTCATCTTCGATCTGTCAATACCCACAACAAAACGTTTGTTAACAGTAGGATCATTGTACCTATTCTTCAACTGCTTAACCATGATCTGATTAAGTCCCTCTAATTCTTCTGTAGATATAAGAGCAAACATAAGATCAGCAGTGGCGGGTAGACCAAAGGACTCGCTAGTGTCGGTAAGATCAACATCGCTACTAGCAAACCCACTACGAGTTGTTTGCGTCGCACTGACGATTGGAAGATTAGCCTCAACCGCAAGACCACGCAACTCTTCTGCAATCGCTTTAATATACGAGTAGGAATTAACTGAGGCATTAGCTCTGTACCTTGATGATGCACATATATTTAAGTAATCTATGAATATTATATCAGGTCTGAATGATTTCTTCAATGCAAGTTCATTAAGAAGTGATCTAAAATGTCCTGAATGTGCTGACGCTGTAGGATATTCCTTAACAATCAACTTACCCTCTGTTTTCTTAGACAATGCAGTGATCTTATTATCAAACATCATCTTGGGTAACTGATTAAGGTTCTGAATATCTACATTCAAAAGATTGCTGTCAATACGTTCCGCAATTTTCTCTTCAGCCATCTCCAACGTAATGTACAAAACATTTTTACCCTGGAGAAGACAGCTACTAGCAACATGACACATAAAAAGAGACTTGCCCACACCAGTACCTGCAAGAGCAATGTTGAGAGTCTTGTTAGGAATTCCACCCTTTGTGATACGGTTGAAGAATTCCAAATCGAAAGGTATCTTCTCCTCACGGTGATGGTAGAAGTCGTATCTATCCTCGTAGTCTTGTAGGTAATCATGTCCTATATGATTATCAAAGCTAACTGCTAAGGCATCAGAAAGAATATTAGGTATGGCACTAGGAGTTTTATCATCATCATTACCTTCTGCGATCTTGATACTCTCCATAAGTGCAAGGTAAATAGCACGTTCCTTACACCAGTTCTCAGTAGTATCTACAATCCAATCAGGATCAGATTTCTCATCATCAATACCTTTAATGATCTCAACAAGCTTATGATGCTGCTCATCAGATACACTATCCAATTGAGAAACTTCAATCTCCAGTGCTTCCTTAGTAGGTAAAGCATTGTACTCAGAAAAATATTTAGATATAACCTTGAAGAGACTCTTCTGAAGAAACTCTGCAAAGTACTCTGCTTTTATAAAGGGTAGTGCCTTACGCACATACACTTCATCAAGCAGCAAGTTCTTCAGTATTAGACTCTCTACCTTGTTCATTCTCTTGTATCATAAATGTAAGGGTCATAGTAATCCTTCTGTCAGAGACTGTTGGAGAACTATGCTCCAAGAAGGATGGATGTATTATAACATCCCCTGGGTTAATGTAAATACCAGCAGCATTCTGCCACTCATCAAGTTGAGCAGGTTTAAATGCAGTAACTAATGACCGAGCTGGGTGATGAAAAATATCTGATGTCTCATTATCATTTACTTTAATGTAATGAGTTGCTGTATAATGACTTGGTAACGTATCAGTTCTATCAATACTCTCTCCTACATCAAGGACTTTGAGTATCATGCTAGTAACAACAGCAACATGGGTATCATATAGTCCAATATCTGTAAGAAACTGCTCCAATATATCACTATAATTGTTACTAAGTCCTGGAGCTATCTGACTTAGACCAGCAATGTAAGGTGCAGGTACTTTTAAATGATTTTCACTGAAATTCTGGTTAGCATACGTTACGTATGGTTCATTATTATCAATGTGATACTTCCTAATAGGAATTGAAAATAGATCGTCTCTCATACTTTCTCTAATCTACAGTTGAATGCGCAAGATATCCTATCTTCCCCAGACGTATTATGATGTACACCATGACGTAAGTAAGAAGGGAACAGTAACATCTCACCAGCACGAGGAACGAAATCATATGCAGGGAATAGTTCTGCATTTTCTATCAGTTCATCTGAATAGCCAGATATGTTGGGGTGGCTAAAGTAATTAGGATTTTCAAACTCTATCTTACCACAGTTCTCTTGAGTTTTAATCCACATAACACCTGCAAGATCACAGTTAGGATGGTTGTGTCCATTATTAAGTGCACCTGGTGGATTAATATTGATCCATAACCCAGTCAACCTCAATCCAAATCCATCTCTGAATCCACCAATGTTAGATAGACCCCTTGAGAGGATGTCTAATAAGGTAGATTCCTTCAGATGATAATCAGGTTGAGATTGCCACCCATTAACATTGGTTGCTTGAGTTCCTTTAGAATCTCTACCCCTCTCACCATAACAATATCCAATCAACTCGTCATTAATCCCATCAAATCCATCAATCTTATGCTGAAAAACAATAGATGGAAATAGTACCTTCACATCAGATGATGAAGTATCTTTATAATCCTCTAAATTAAGAGAGGGTGGTTGCATTCCAATAAACATTAATTCTTCTCCGTACCATACTTGTACTCTTGACTAGCAGCCCAGTCGATCTTCTCCATTATTTCTGGAGTGAAGTATCGTTCTGGGTCTTTGAGAATAGCTGATGGATACACAGAGGTATCCCCAACAACGATACGATTTCCCTTACGGGTAAAGACTCCATACTTCTCACCCAGTTCCAATAGTCCGTAGTACTTGTCAAGACCTCGTGCGTCATAATATAACCTCGTTTCTACTTGTGAATTTTCTACTGTCAGACGCGACTTAGCTGCCTTTGCTTTGACAATATTTCCGATGACATCTTTACCGTCTTTCTCTTTCTTTTTCGAGAGGTATATGATTGTAGAAGCAGCATACTTAAGACCGCTACCCCCACCCATTTCCTTTGTGGGAACGTAAGCACCGACAACATCATAGGTGTGATTTGTGACAAGTAAGGGGACATTCGCTTTTCCTAATTTTAAGGTAAGTATTCTAAAGATTGCTTTAACTACCTGTGCTCTAGTCATGTCACGAGTGTCTTTACCCTCGGCACTGTCTGCTAGTTCTTTGGAAGTTGAAAGCATTCCTAATGAGTCTAACACAAACATCATAGGCTTGCGCTCTTCTTTAGGTTGTTTTAAGTATTTGTCTAATATTTGTAATGCTTGTGTTCTGAACTCTTGAACTGTAGTAACAGGTACCAAGATCATACGTGATCCATCGATGCCACGGTCATCAATCATCTGTTTGGTGACTGCAGCTTCACTCTCAAAGTAAACTACACCAGCATCGGGGTTCTCTCTTAGGTAGTTCTGGACAATACCCATACAAAAGAAGGTCTTACCAGTACCAGATTCACCTGCTAAGGCAGTGATCTTATTGCTTGGAACACCTCCATAGATTGAACCACTACAGAGAGCATTAAAAATGTAAGAACCAGTGTCAACGAAAGATTCAATGTCTCCCACGCCACCTTCAGAAAGGAGACCAGCATATTCATTGTCAATGTCCTTTATTATATCTTGTAAAAATGATGAAGTCATCCGAATAAAAATTCAAGGTTAGGTACTTTCTCTGTTTCCCATCCTATCACCTTAGTGATGATTTGTAAAGGGTCTAAGAAAGATTTTTTAAATTGGGCATCATGATCTATACTCTTCTCCAAGTCCAACTCCCTAGGGAAGGTGTTAAGGAAAGAGATAACGTTCTCATTCATTTTGTTTGGAACTCTTAAGTACAGATACTTGATCTTCTCACCCTCTTGAACTATCGGATATTTGTATTCGAGGTTGTTCTTTGCGATATGAAAATTATAAAGCAAAGTTCCACGAACATGTAGAGGGGTGCCCTTTGAATACACGGTTCCTGACGCTTTGAATTTGCGTAAGCCATTGACTGACCTTGGAAATGCTATGTCCTCAGGTGGTAATGAGTCAAACTCATTCCTGAAGGTATCTATAAAGGATATAAGTTCCTCTTCTGTACCCGTCACCATGATCTTTAGTGCTTTTTTAATAGCAGTACGACATGGCATAGGAGTAGAAGACTTCACTGCTTCAAGACCCATGATCTTAAGCTTGGGTTCCTTATATCTTACACCCTCAGAATCCCATACGTTAAGAATATACCTCTTTTTTGCTGTCCAAATACCACTAGAAGCGATGTTCTCACGCTTCATAAACATCTTCTGATCGTATGCGTTTACGTAGTCGGCCAGTTCTTGATAAGAACTTTCAATATAAGGCTCAAGTTCCATTTCACTGACCTTATTAAGGAACGTGACAACGCTTTCATCAGTTTTCTCTCTGCCCTTGTATACAGTCTCGACCAAAGGACCC